ACAGGATCTCCATCTCTGAATCCGTGGCTATTAATATTTACTGTATCTCCCGCATCGGTAAATGTGCAGGATAGCGACGCCCACGCACTTGAATCTGTAACTAGCTTTTTAATATTTCGAAGTCTAAGGGTGGAGTAGAAAAGGTGGTCCAGTTGCCTGAGACTACTGTTTACAATACTGATTTGTTCGCATTGTGCTTGTTGAACTGTCTGAGTAGAAGACCCAGGTGTAGCCACTGCAAACCGCATATCCGTCATGTACGCTGCGCAAACCTCTATATCTAGCCATCCCGTTGAATAAAGCTGAAGTCCTGACGTACTGTTCTTAACGTGCAGGTTCAGTTGGGTGATATTTCCCCCGTTCGGAACTACAGTCACAATCGCTTGGCGATACTGCGGGATGTACACGGTTCCACTGCCGTCCGTGACGAGCCCGATAGCGGACCCAGCGGGGGTCAAAGCAACTTGAAAGTCGTTTGCGGCTGTGTTGACGACGTAGTAGTAGGTGTGGGTGCTGATGCCCGTCGTGGAGACAATCGTGTCGAACGACACTTCTTGGCCATTCTTGAACCCGTGCGCGGTGAGGTTGACCTTGTTTGAGCTGTCGGTGAAGGTGCAGGCGAGCGCGGTGTAGATGCCAACATCTGAAGACGCGGGGTAGAGCGTGTAGTTGAGGTTCGTCTCCGCAGTCACGCCTGAACTGGTGTTGTGGCCCCCCGTGCCGTCACCCCAGTCCACCGTGTAGTTGCCGGCAGCTGATAGCGCGATGAAGTTCGACGTGGGATAGACAGCGTGTAGCCCAGCGAACTTCTGCAGGCCGGTGGTGTCTGGCAAAGCAAGCCAAGCGGGGTTGCGCACCCATGTCGTGGCTGGCCCCAGCACGTCTCCCGACGTGATGTTGGCCACCTGCATCTGGGACATGAACACCGGAGAGCTCCGGTAGTCCCCGCCGTCTTGCTTGTAGCAGACGAGGAACCCCCACTCGCCGACGCTTAACCCGGTGATAACGCTCAGATCGAGATTGATCCAACCACTGCCATCTGTGGAAACAACGGCGTTGCTTCCATAGAGTAAGCTGATTTCAGGGATCGTGTCAGCGTCATACCAGAGCACCTCTATCCCAGAGGTGCTGGCGATCGCAGCACCGTTAGCGTCGAACAGCTGTACCGATACCCCCTTGACCGACATACCAAGCCTCCATGGCGGCTATCTGCGTCTTACTGCACAGTGATGGTGACGGTGCTTGGGACTGGCGGCGCGAACGTCTTGCACGCTTCGTTCGACAGCGCCGAGGTCTGCGCCCCGTCGCTCGCATCCACTTGCCAGCAGTAGGTCTTTCCCGACAACAGCCCGGTCGTGATCGTACTGGTGGTCGTGGTGATCGTTGCGACCTTTGTCTTGACTGCCCCCGACAGCCCCTGCCATACGCCGTAGCTCAAGGCCGCCGTGATCGGCGTCCCATCCGTGTAGGTCGTTGGGGCCGAGAAGCTGATCACAGCCTGATTGGCCGCGGCAGCGTTCTGCGCGACTGCAAGCGACGACAGCAGCGCCAGGATCAAGATGGACAAGGTGCGTTTCATGGCGGGATCCTTTCGTTGCTGACAATCGAACCTTCTCGCGCTCTAGCTGCGCCTGCAGTAGAGCGCCGAGCCAATCCATCAGGCGTCAGGTCACGGTCAACGTGTAGACCACGTTCAGCGTGTCGAGATTGGCCACGACCTTCTGACCGCCGCTGAAGTCGCCCGCCGAGAACAGGATCCCGGTCGTGTCGTCTTTGGTGGCCGAGCCGCCGTTGTTGATGAAGCAGCCGTAGACCGTGCCGCTGCCGGTGATCGCGAAGGCCTGCGTCGGGCTCGTACTGACCTTGGCGGCCGCGGCGCCCATCACCACGTCCTTGCGGTTGCCGGTATACGTCGGCGCGTTCGCGAGGCCCTGCTCGAGCCAAGTACCGTGCGATATCTGCGTGTCGCCAGCGGCGGGCGTACCCGTGCCCTTCAGGCCCATACGGATGGTCTGGGTGTAGGTCGAGCCTTTCAGGTACTTATCCAGAAGGTCGTTCTTGCCGACGTCCAACAGGATGTTCTCGAAGGTTTCCGTCGGGCTGGCTTCGAACTGCAGAGGCCGCATCTCCTCGGTGAGCCGGGCTTCCGTCTCGGTATCGCCCTTGGCCGCGGCAGCATTGCGCGCATCCCACAGAGGCATGAAAGCATCCATGCATTCGGGACGCGGACGGAGGTGCGAGACGGTGTACTCGCCCTTGACTGGTTTGTTCACGATATTCATGGTGTTTCCCTCAGTATTCATGTTCAGTTTCGGCACCCGCGAGTTCACCCGTATCAGTGTAGTTGAACTTGACTCGCTTCTTGCTCGCCGCCTGCGCGGCAAGCGCAGACGCCACTGATTCCTTGACGATGTTTGCGAGGACTGCCGCCTGGTTGTTGGCGCTGTTGTCCGCTGACTTGGTCTGGAGCCGCATCGTCTCGCGTTCCGTCTCGTTGCCCAGCTTGGCGTCCTGCAGCTCTTTCTCGTGCTGCATCTTCTGCTGCTCGAGATTCTGCTGCGCTGCCATCATCTGCTGCTGGGACTCTTGCTGGGCTTGCTGGATCTGGCTCAACGCCTCGTCGGACGGCACGACATCGTCGACCGGGAGCTCCATCGCTGCCGCCGTCTCGCGCAGCAGCGCGGCCCGATACCTCGCGGTGATGATCTGCGCGTCGATCGGGTTGGCCGTCATGGTCAGGAACTGGATGCGCCGCTGCTGCGCGCTCTCGCGGATCAGGATCGCCGCGGCGCCACGCGGCACGACGATGTTGTCGCCCTTGATGCTCTCGTCCGGGTTGTAGAGCATCTCGTTCGTGAAGGTGTCGCCGATCGTCGGCGCGATCACGTTGCTGTCGATGTTGGCAATCGCCCGGCGCAGCCCCTTGGCCGCGTTGTTCATCAGCATCGACAGCCCGGTGGCCGTGTCCGCGCTCCCGCCGGCGCGCTCGTTGCCGTAGGTGTAGCGCGGGATGCCGGTGGCGTCGTCGGCGCGGATCTCCCATTTCTCCAGCGTCGCCATCAGCTTGTCGCTGTTGTCGCTGGGCTGGAAGAAGCCGATGCCCGGGTTTACCCCCTGTGTCGGGTCAGACTTGAGCTGCCAGAGCTTCCACGGGAACATCTCCATCGACTGCTCGCCGTCGGCGAAGCGGTCAGTGTGCACCCAGGTCTGCGGCCCGGAAGCTATCGAGAGGTTGTCTGCGAGGGCGCAGGCGATCGCGTTGCACATCTGCTGGGGGGTAGCCGCCAGATCAGGGATCGAACGCCCCCAGAAGGCCCCGGGGATCTCGTCGTAGCAGGCCTTGCGGTAGGGGCGCTGGCGCAATGGATCCGAGTTCATGGCGGCGTAGAGCACGTAGCGGCCGCAGATCAACACGTTGCACTCGTACTCCCGCGTCTCCTCGAGGTCGCCCGCGACGCCCCACGACATCAGCTTCCAGCCAGGCACGCTGCCCCAGTAGTTCAAGGCGTCGATCACCCCCGGCGGCGCCAGCCACATGTAGAGCGTCTCCTGCTCCAGGCGCTGCCGCTCGCTCTCGGTCCACAGCCAGCCCTCGAGGTGGCCGTTGTAGTAGTCGCGCAGCGCGCTGTCGATCTGGTCGTCCTGGTAGTTGGGCAGCCCCTTCAGCGCGAAGAGATCGTCGCGGCGGAAGCGGATCCGCTCGATGAAATCGCCTTGCTGGGGTGACTTGCTGCCGCTCGCCGGGTAGACGTCGAACGGGCTGACGCGCTCCCACGTCTGCTGCGGGTCGTCGGAGAGGACAGGCTTGAAGGAATCCGTCCACTTCAAGGTCTTGTGCCGCGTGTAGATCGGGCCCTTGAGGATGGCCGCCGGGTAGGTCACGAAGTCCTCGACGAAGGAGTCCATCGCCTTCTCGTACCCGCCTTGGGCAAGCCGATCCTCGATCTGGCGTTCCATGCGCTTCGCGCGCTTCTCGGCGATCTTGGTGTACGTCTCTTCGGCCTCGTCGCGCAGCTTCTCGCCGATCTGCGTGACCAGCTCGCGGAACTCGTCCCGCGCCATGACACCGCCGCCGGCCTGACTGGCCTGCTGCATGGCCTGTGTCGCCTCGCTGAGTGCCTTGGCCACCACCGACTTCTTGATGTCCCTCGGCAAGTCGGGGATCGGTGTCGGGTTGACGCCCCACGGCTGCTCGCCGATGGGCAGCACGATCTCGCGGATCCACGCCGACGCGGCGCGGCACTTCACTTCGGTGAGGGGGTGCCAGACAATGTTCAGGCCGCTGTTGGCGGCCTGCATCGTCGATACCTGGGCGGCGCTGTAGACCCCGCGGCGCGCTCTGAGGTCACTGAGCATCTTCACGTCGATGCGGACCTTGGAGAGCTTGTTGCGCATCCACGCATTGCGAACGTGGCCGGCCAACGCCGTCTCGTGTGAGAAGTCGTCGGTGAGATCCTTCGCTTCAGGGATAGCAGCGGCGTCGCGTTGCAACGTCTCTTGCAACCCCAACTGACGGACCAAAGGGTTTGCTGCCATATTGCGCGCGATTATGCAACAGGAACGAAGTGAGTGGCTACACCGTTCTACCTAGACCAGATGACAGTGCGCCGGGTCACGGGCCGGACCTTCGCCGTGACGATCTTGCGATCGATCAGTTCCGGCACGAAGGACAGCGCGAGGCTGTCGGCCTTGTCCGGCGACTTGCCGCCGTTCTTCTTCTGATCCTTCTTGCTCTGAAGCTGGATCTGGAAGGTGCCGCTGTAGCCGTAGTCCAGCGAAGTGAGCTGGTCCGTCAGGTCGTCGTCGTCCGGCACCTGGCCGTGCTCGAGGAACTCGCGCATCTTGCCCCAGCACTCCGAGCGCTGGTTGAAGTACTGCTTGGAGTCCTTGGCCGGCTGCCCCCACTGCACCGCGATCAGCGGCGGGAGCCCCGGCATGCGGCGCAGCGAGGAGTCCAAGTCCGCACCGTTGCCGATGGCGTCGTATGCGATGCAGGCGATCGGCGCCTCCTTGCGCACGATCTCGAAGACCCGCGACGCGAGGTCCGGCCCGTCGAAGCCCGACAGGCTGACCTGAAAGTGCACCTTGAGTCCCTGCCGCAGCGTGATGACGCTGGAGTCGTCGCCGAAGCGCGCCGGGTCGACAGAGAGGATCTTCTGGTAGGCGTGGTAGCTGAGGGGATCCAACCGGCGCCGGCGCGCCTGGTTGACGAGCTCCGGGCTGATGAAGTTGGAGAAGCCCGCGCGCGGGAACATGCCCTTGACGTGGACGCGCACGAAGTCGCCGTCTTCGCCGTATTGCGAGATCCAGTCCTCGATCAGCGCCTTGTTCGTGAAGCTGACTGTGCGACCGTCGACCCGACTCACCGTGTTGCGCCGGGGCTGGCTGCAGTTCTTGAAAAACCGGCCGCTGGTGCGGGTCGGGTTGCCGTAGCGCAGCCAGAAGATCTGCGTCTTGCCGTCGGTGAGCGCGCCGTCGGTGCCTTCCCATATCGGGTCATCGATCGCGCTGGCCTCATCGAAGATGATGAGCATGCGCTTGCCTTGGTTGTGCAAGCCGTTGAACGCTTCGGCGTTGTGCTTGCTCCACGGGATCGCGTCGACGCGCCAAGTCTTCTCGCGGTCGGGGTCGTCCTTGATGTAGATCGAGGTCGCCGTCAGGGTGAACATCTGCCGGCCGATGAAGAGCTGGTACCACTTGCCCAGTTCCGACCAGGTCTTGGTGCGCAGCTGGGTGTCCGTGTTCGCCGTGACGACGCCCCGGGTGTCGGCGTGCGTGCTGATGGCCCACAGGACGATCCACGCCACCAGCGCCGACTTCCCGACCCCGCGGCCCGCCGCGGTGTCCTCCTCGACAACGCAGCCGTCGTCGCCGCCGGCCTCGATGCGCTCGCCGATGCGGGCCAGTTGCTGCGCCTGCCACTCCTCCGGGCCGTCCATGCCCTCCAGCGTGCCGCTGCCCCACGGGAAGGCCCACTTGACGAAGCCCAGCGGGTCGGACTCGAAGCCGGCCAAGGTGTCCATGAACTCGCCGACGCGCGGCGGGATCTTCGAGGTGTCACGCAGGGTCTGGACTTGCACTGGGATCCTCGGTTGAGTCGGGTACGCAGTCTCGAAAATGTCCCTGTTCTTCAGCAGGCGCTTGCCTCGGCTCAGGATCTTGTCCGACCCGATGCCGGGCCCGGGGATGACGCTGCGTACCGAGTTGGCGAAGCGGTCGCCGGCCGGCGGGAGCGGGTTCTTGAGCTGCCACTCGAGCGGCTTGGGCCCGTGCCAGCCGCTGTTCCTGTTGCCCACAGTTCAAAACGTCGTCGGTTGCGCGATGCCGCGGATCACCGCCATGAAGCCTCGCTGCAGATCCGTCGCGCCGATGCTGACCCATCGCTGGTCGAGCGCGGGCGGTCTGCTGGGAGCGTGTGCTGTGGGTCTGTTGACGTCGGAGTGCTCGCGCAACTTGGCGATCCACGCCCCACACTGCTCGGCCAGGGCCTTGCCCTCGTTCATCAGCGCGGCCTCTGCCTCGCTCAACTGGCGGTAGCCCGTGATCTTGGGCTG